GTGTATCCCGGCTTGCAGACTCGGGCGGGGCTCCAGAAGATTGCCGAGAACGGTGGCGGTCGGCAGTCGGCGGGGTATTTCACGCAGGGGCGCGGCGCGTATCCTCCGCAGGGCGTCGAGCTTACCGTCATTCCTCCGGGCATGTTCCCGAAGTGGCGTGGCGAATTTGTATGGTATGAAGAACCGATCCGGGTAGGCGCGCTCGACACGGCGCTCGAAGGTGGCGCAGCCGCCAGCTACACGCTCGGCTCGTGGGGCCGCGCCTCGGGCAAGAAGCTGCCGCCGTCAATCGAGCACCCCAACGGGTTGACGGTCATGTTCAAGGACAAGATGGGTCAGGTGACTCCACGCTGGGGTCTGTCAGTCGATCAGCAGTTCGTGCTGCCGAAGGGTGACACCATCGCGATGAAAGAGGAAGTGCTGCGCATCAACAAGCACGCGGGTGTGCGTCCAGAATTTTTCGCTATCGACCGCACGGGCAACGGCTCCGGCGTGTCGGACTTGATCAAGTATGAGTGGTCGTCCGCGATCCACGAGATTAATTTTTACGGCTCTCCCAGCGAAGGAAAGATCATGCTGGAGGATAGCAAGCTGTGCGCCGAGGACTTCGACCGCATTTGCTCGGAGCTTTGGTTCGCGTTGCGCGCGTTCGGAGAGTTTGGGTATATGCTCATCAATCCTGCGATTGATCTTTCGAAGCTGACGCAACAGGTGACGCAGCGCCGTTTTCGTTCGGGGGCGAAGCGCCGGGTGGAGTCTAAGAAGGATTACATGAGCCGTGGCTACGCCAGCCCGGACGATGCGGACTCGCTCACACTGCTTGTGCTGGCTGCGCGCCGGGGGGCTCAGGTGACGCTTTCGATGCGGGGGGTGGACGTGGAAGCCAACGATGGGTTTGATGATTGGTGGGAGGTTGGCCGGGATGTTCAGAATGGGGTCTACATTGACCCTTCCAACCGCAGCGATTATTTGGGGGTGGAATGAAACGCATAAACGTCAACCTCTATCCGAAGGACGGATACTTTTTTATCGAGCAGGACCAGTCGATGCACCGTGGCCAGTCGTGGACGGAGGTTGTTTCTAGGGTCAGGTCTTACCGAAAACGAAATCAATTGCCGCCCGGAAACCCGGAGCAGGAAATTCATGACCAAGCGTGCAAGCGGAACGAGAGTTTGTGTCATGACGAGAACCCGGAGCAGGTGAAAGCGGAGTTGCGGAAGACTTCGCTCAAGGGCCGGGTGCTGAAATGGTTCAACACGATACGAAAAGCGCGCGCCGAGCGAGAGCAGCAATACGTTTCTGAGACAGAAGCGAAGGCGCGGGCGCTGGTTTGTGCGAACTGCCCGCATAATCAACCGTATCCGAGCGGCTGTGGGTCATGCAAGGCCGCAGTTCGGGCTTCCCGTGAGGAAATTTTGGGCAAGCGGGTCGCTGATGGTCGTTTAAACGGTTGCAATGTGCTAGGGGAAGACTCCGCGACTTCCGTGCATCTCGATCAGGTGCGCGTGAATGACGCCGAGCTACCGTCGTTCTGTTGGAGAAAGCAAAAAACCGTATGAAAATGCTTCTCATGATGCCGTTTCGTGCCCTCGCCGCCGTGTTACGGGTGTCCATCGCTCGGCTTTTTGGGTTTAAGGTGCTCGCTACCACCGAATTAAGTGAACAGCGTCATAAAATTTGTGAGCGGTGCGATTTTTTTGACCCGATGGAGTTGCAGTGTTTGAAGTGCGGATGTTTTACAGAGGCGAAGACTGCCATGAACACCGAAAAATGTCCCCTTGACAAGTGGCCGAGGGTGTGGATCAAAAAGCCGTTGGCGAAACGCCAATAATTCGGCACTGTTTTAACGACCTGATATGCCTTTAGAAACAAAGCCGTCAACTCAGCCCCCGAAAGACTTCACCGGGGGCCTAATCGAGTCGCCGGAGATCAATAAGTCCGGCGAACCGACTCGGCGTTCGATCACCAGCGTCCAAATGGGCGTCGAAGTTGTCAAACAGGTCATTCAGGCCGGGCGAAACCGCGCAATTGTCAGTTCCCGCATCCTCGCCAAGTATAATTCCGAGAAACCTTACGACTCGAAGAAGCTCGAACAGGACGGACTGGGCTGGCGGCAGAATTTCAGCACCAAACCCCTCGCCAGTTTGATCGAAAAGGTCTTCCCTCGGCTCACTGAGGCCGTTGGGGGCCTGAAATACTTCACCGACTCGTCCCTGCCGGACTCCTACGAAAACTCGGTCGAGAAAACGGAAACTTTTCGTGACACGATTACAAAGACGATTCGCAACAAGAAGGGTTGGACGACGACCCTCGAAAACATCGCCTTCGACGACTCCCTTTTTGGTTCTACGGTCCTTGCATGGCTGGATGAATACAACTTTATGCCGCAGCACTTCCGCTGCGATGAAGTTTTCCTCGCCGATGGGACCAAACAGAACGTCAACTTTGCACAAGTCGTGGTTTTACGGGAAAATCTTTTACCGCACGAACTTTTTGCGATGATCGAGGACGCCGATGCCGCCAAGGCAGTCGGTTGGAAGCTCGACGCGTGCCGCGAGGCCATCAACAAGGCCGCGCCGAAGCAAATTGCCGAGAGATTGGGGACGAGTGGTAATATCGAAGCGTGGTATCAGAACGCGCAGCGCGAATTGACCATCGGTGCCTCTTACATGGCCGGAGTAAGCGTCGTGTGCATCTATTCGCTGCTCGTGCGAGAGGTTACGGGCAAAGTTTCGCACTATCGATTCGTGGGCGATGAATACAAGCTGATTTTCGAGCACGACGACCGGTTTGACAGTATGCAGGACTGTCTCGCGTTCTTCTCATACGAGAAGGGCAATGACACCATGCACGGCAGCAAGGGGATTGGTCGCAATCTCTACGAATTGGCCGGGATGATCGACCGCGCGCGCAATGAAGTTGTGGATCGCGCGATCATGTCGGGAAAAACGCTCGTGCAAGGGGACATCAAGAAAATCAATCAGTTCAAGATGTCCGTGGTGGGCGCGATGGCTATCGTCCCGACTGGTTGGACCTTTCTCGAACAGAAAATCGACGGTAACGTCGAGCCGTTCTTGAAACTCGACGCTTATTTTTCATCGCTCGCCGATCAACTCATCGGTTCGGTCAGCACCCCGAAGGTTGAGGGCGAAGCTTTTCGGTCTCCGCAGGCGTGGGCGCTTTTGGCGCAACGTGAGGAAGAAGGACGCGACGCGAAGATCGCTCGTTTTCTTAATCAGTTCACGTGTTTGATCGCCACGATGCAGCGCCGTATTTGTGACCCGGATACCGCTGATAAAGATGCGAAAGCTGCGCAGGAGAAGTTACTGAAGCACATGACTCGCGAAGAACTGGATGTGCTCGCGAAACAGCCGGTTGCAGCTTCGATTGTTGATCTGACTCCTATCGAGCGACAACTTGTGGTCGCTATCGCCGCCGAAAAACGCGGCAACCCCCTTTACAATCAACGCCAGCTTGAAGTCGAAGACCTTACCAATCGAATTGGTTCTGACTTCGCCAAACGTGTGCTGTTGCCGACAAATGATCCGACTGAGGAAGCGGAGCAGAAGCGGTTGCAGCAGTTGGAAATGACGTTGCTCACGCAAGCGCAGCCGGTGCCGGTCAGTCCTCGGGACAATCACATGATCCATTTGGAGATCATGGTGCCGGTCGCCGAAGGCATGGCGCAGCAGCTTATGCAGGGCGGCGCGGATACGGCAGTTTTGGAAGCGGTCCTCGCGCATATCACAGAGCATTACAATCGCGCCGTCGAGCAGAAAGTGGCCACGAAGGAACAACTCGCGCCTATTGCGCAACTCGTCAAGAAAGCCGGGCAGGCTATAGCGGAGTTGAAGGCGCTCGATCAGCAGGCCGCGCAGCTTCAGCAAGAGTCTGCGGCGCTCGATCAAGCCGCGATGATGGAAGAACAGGCGATGGCTGCCGGTATCGATCCTAACATTCCACTCCAGTGAAATTCTTAACCTACCATGATTACAAACGAACCTCTCGATTGGTCGAGTGACGACGAACTTAACCTTCGTGCGTTTCTAGCCACACCCACAGGAAAACGATTTCTTCCGAAGCTGTGTGAAGCTTCTCCCGTGAATTTGCCCAAAGGCGAAATCCCGGAAGTGCTCATTCGGAGCGGGGAAGTGCGCGGCTTTTCGGATGCCGTTCGCACCATTCTGTCGCTTACAGTTCGGCCACAGATCGATAGTGTCGAACTGAACCAAACTACAAACTATCCGGCCCTCGAAAATGACGCGGCGTGGACGGATGGTCAAAAATCAAACGCGTAACCTACTCATATGCCAGACGAAAACAAAACGGGCGAAGGTTTTCCCGACCCTAGCAAAAACAATGAGGAAGTGGCTCAAAAACTGAAAGATCAGGATGTCCACTCTCAAAACAATGTTGACCTGAAATCTCCTTCTGACGCACTCGACGCTTTGGTCGAAGCTAAGAAGAAAGAAAAGGAAGACGAAGACGCGACTCCGGCACCCGATAAAAAAGACGATGCGACACCGCCTGCGAAAACCGAGGCCGAGCTTGCCGCCGAGAAAAAGGCGCAAGACGAGGCTGCGGCCAAGGCTGCGGAAGCCGAAGTGGCAAAGAAACGCGCCGACGAAATTTTCAAAGACACGCCGACGTTGCCACCGAACGCCAGCCCGAAGTCCACGGAAGCGTTCGCTACGATTAAGATCAAGGCGGCGCAAGAGATTACGGCCCGTGATGCAAAGATCGAAGAACTGACGAAACGTAACGCGGAATTGGAGAGCACCGTCAAGCAGAGCAAGCCGCTCACGCCGGAGACGGAGAAAGAGATCGAGGAACTTCGGAAGTTCCGCGCTCGTCTGGATGTGGAAACTGATCCGCAGTTTAAACAGTTTGACAAGGCGGCTGACGCCGCGCGTGAATTCATTTACGCGCAGTTGAAAAAGTCCCCGGTCGTCACCGATGACGTGATTGCTGAGATCAAGAAGCACGGCGGGCCTGACAACGTTAAGCTCGAAAAGATTTTCGAGGCCGTGAAAGACCCGACGATTCAGCGATTGGTCGAGTCGAAGATTGCCGACATTGAAATGGCCAAGCATAACAAGCAGCAGGCCATCGCTTCTGCCAAGGAGAACATCAACCAGTATCTTCAGGAGCGGGAGAAGTCCATTGGCGAATCCGCGCAGGCTCACAACAAAGCCACGCAGGGGGCCTTTGACCGGCTTCTTACGAGTGAGGCGCTTCAGTGGATGAAACCTAAAACCGTTGACGCGAAAGCGGACGAGGCCGCAAAGAAAGCCGCCGATGAGCACAATGCGTTTGTCAAGGTGACACAAGAGCAACTCACGAGTGCCTTGAACGACGACTCCCCGGAGATGCGTGCGATCCTTCTGGCCGGTATGGCTCAGTTGCTTCAAACGCAACGGGTTCACGCCGCTGATAAAGCTCGGCTGGCGTCCATCGAGGCTGACCACAAGAAAGTGGTTGACGGGCATCTCGCCACAATCAAAGAGCTTCAGGGCAAGCTCGACAAGATCAAGGGTGCCAGCGTCTCGCGCCTTGAACAGACTGGCGCGGCCCCCGGTGGAAAACCGCCTTCGACGGTCAAAGAAGGCGAAATCGATACTCGTCCTACGGTGCAAGCTCTCGACGATATCGCTCGCGACATCCGCGAGAAGCGTAACGCGAGTTAATGCACAGCGATCACACAGAGGGAGCGCCGGGTGTTCCGGCGCTCCCAATGTCCACGGTCCGGGTCTTCGGCAAGAAGATCATGATCGTCATGCCTTGGTCTAAGACCATCAACCCAATCACTGCTTTTTCGGTCATGCAGTTAATTGACCGACGACGCACCGCGTCGATGTTGAATTATGGGGATGCCTTTATTGCGCACAGTCGTAATAGCTGTGCTGACGTTTTTCTTCAATCCGACATGGAATGGATGCTCACCGTGGACGATGACATGTTGCTGCCTTATGGCAATGCGCAGTGGTATCGAGCATATACGGGGTGGAATTGGTATCCTGATCCGTTTGCTTCGTTTAACACTCTCGACCGGCTTATGTCTCACGGGAAGACGATTATTGGTGCGCTTTATTTTGGTCGCCATCGTAACGGTCCTCCTGTATACGCGGAGGGTTCAATCGCCTCAGAATCCGCTTACGCTAGGTCCGGCCCCCACGACGTAATCAAAGCTACGAATTGGGTGGGCACGGGAGCGATGCTGATTCATCGATCTGTTTACGAGGACATCGAGAAAAAGTTCCCAGTGTTGGCGCGTGGTGCCAACGGAAAAGGGGGAAATTGGTTCACCAGTTCAGAGCATAACTTACTGGATGGGGTGCGACGAGTCCATCAGATGCTCGGTCAGGATGGACCGATGGATGGGACCAAGGCGCTCAAGGCTTACGAGATGCTTGAGGGCATCGTGAAGTCTACGGAGAAGAATTCATCCCTTGGTATGGGGGAGGACGTTGTATTTTGTCGTCGGGCGCGCGAGGCCGGTCATCAGGTCTTCATTGACATGGGGTTGATTGCGGGGCACGTAGGCCATTGTGTTTACGGGCCAAAAAATACAGGTCAGTGATACCGCAACCTCCAGACAGTTTGCTTGTCGCCGGGCACCTTGAGTTTGGCGACGCACTGGTTTTGAATGGACTCATCCGAGAACTGGCGAAGACGGAGTCGAGGATTGTTTGGCTTACCAGCACAAGCTACGTGCGCGCCGTTCGAGAGATGATGCTCGATCTGCCGAATGTGGAAGTCATGGCGGCGCTCAGTTACGACGAAGTCAGACACAGGTGGATGCCGATTTGGCCGCGCAAGCTGTGCCTCGGTTATTTCAATCCCAACGGGTTTGACGAGTCAAAGTGGGACTCGGAGATGTATCGGCAGGCGGGGATGTCCTTCGATCTCCGATGGACTAATTTTCGACTGCCTAAAAAACTTTGGGATAAGCCCGGCTACACACGCCGCGAGACCGTCGTCTTTCACGAAGACCCGAGGCGGGCTTTTTTCGTCAAGCGCAACATGCTGCCACAGAATTTGGAACAAATCCGAATCGATCAACGCCCGTCTATACTTGACTGGCTTCCTGATATCTATGCGGCCAAGGAGCTTCATTTCATCGACTCAAGTTTTCTGAATCTGGCCGAGTCGCTTTACGCGATGGGATTTTTGCGTGACAAGTCACTGGTATTTCATAAATATGCGAAGGCGTATCCCGGCAAGTCGCGGTGGCCGGTGCTTCGCGCTCCATGGATGGTGTTCGAATGAAATGGCTTCTACTCACAACTGCCCGGCGCACCCCCGAGACTTTAAACTCGAACGTGGGTGACGAATTTGCGTGCATAGGCACCGAAAATTTGATTAGGGCAGTAGATCGAAATGCTGAGTTTGATCGTTTAAACGTTGAGAATCCTAACGAGTGGACTGAACGTCCGTTTGATCGCTGCGTGTTCGCGGGCCGTCCTCTTTGGTGGAGCCAACGACCCGGCACTGATTGCCTCGATCATTTTTGGTGGGAGCCGATAATGCGTGGGTGGCCGACCAAGAATCGACGCAACTTTCTGGTGTTAGGTGCCGGTAGTGTTTGCGTCGGGGAGATTCATGACACGGTCAAGTATATCCGAGCTATCTACGAAGTGTATAAACGCGCGTGGGCGGTGACGACCAGAAATACGGTGTTGGACCATCCGGGTTTTATCGACAGCGTGTGTCCTTCAGCCTTCGCGGTCCCTCCTAGGGTTTTGCAGAAAAAAGCACAAAAAGTTTGTAACCTGATGGTAGACGGCGGACACTTTCCATTAAGCTCTGACGATGCGGGCGCGTGGGTAGATAAGTTCGATTCGATTGTCAGGGAGTTGCTTCGCAGTGAGTATACCTTCGTAGCCCACACGGAGCCTGAGCGCGATCTGGCCCTCTCCCTCGGATGGAAGCCCGAGGATGTTCGACTCTTTTCGTCGGCAGAAGAATACCTGTCGTTTTACGCTCGAACGACATGCTACTTTGGCAACCGGTTGCACGGGGCTGCGGTGTGCGCGGCTTTGGGAATCCCTACGGTCGCGGTCGCGTATGATACGCGGTTGAATTTTGTCCGGCGATTGGGCGCGCGGGCGCTCCGGCCTTCTCAGATTGATCTCGGGCATCTGAAGTTCTGGCTCCGAGGGGTGCTCTCTCCGACGACGCCACAGGTGGACTTGGCGACGGAGTATGAGCGCCTCTGTGAACTGCTCTACCGATTTGCTTACGAATGAAAGACGGGTTGATCTGCCTTCAGTATTGGGATGGGGACCGGGATAAAGCCATGCGCCTCGCGCGGTTCCTCGCCGATCTCGAACCATCAAAGCGCGAGGACGTGGACTTTGCGTTCTTCGCTCGCGCCGACAGTTCGTTCGACGTGGCTACCGTCGCCCACGTGGCACGCAAGTTCAACGTTCACACAGCCAAGCCGAGGATTCGCGCGGCTGGACATCCGTATGCGTGCTGGGTTACATTTTTTTCGGTGCTGGAGTGGGTGCTGGAGGCCCGGCTCAAGGGACGGTCGAGATATAAGTGGGTTCTTTGTTTCGAGCCAGATTGTGTCCCGCTGACCAAGTCATGGATTGACGAACTGAAAGAGGAATGGAACCGTTTAAACAAGTATGTGGTGGGGAGCGAAACTTTTCATTGGCAAATGCACTTGAACGGGAATGCGCTTTACTCGGCGGATGAAAAATTTCTTACATGGTTTGTTCGCGGCCTTACTCTGAACGGCTGCCCGCAACGTGAACCCTACGACATTTATTTGTTCCCGCAGTTCGCGCGCTGGGGCGTTGGCTACTCCCGCAAAATTTCGAACCGGTGCGGGCAGAAGACGATGGCCCCCGATGAAGCCAAGTGGCTCCGCGAGAAGATGGGTATCGCATTGGTTCACGGGGTCAAGGACGACAGCCTTCATCATTGGGCGACTTCGAATTTGAAATGACACCAATTGGTGTCATTTAGCACCTTGTCCGACTTCTGAATTAGCAGCACTGTTTCCTTGACGCCTTACTGCGCTCCCCGGCGTCGGGAGCACGGCCTATCCGCTGATGGCCACAGCGACCAAACATAAATCTCTGCCGAGAGGATCGTTTTCTCGGTGCCGGTTTGAGACCCGGTAATGTAAAGTCTCTGTTAGGAAACTCGGATTATGGCAGAATTTTGTGATGATCCCTCAGATATCAGTGATATCGCTACGAGGGACACCGCGCGCGTCATTGGCTCAATCGCCAAGTCGCTTGCGGCCAACTCCCCTTACTTGAACGTGATCGGCGGCGGGACGTTCCCGTCCGGCGTCTCCGACACCGTTCGCTCCGTCGTGCAGATGCAGGCTGCTCCCGGTGACTCGCTTGCCCTGCCTACGTTCCTTTGTGACGTGGACATGTGCGGTCAGACCGGTCATCAAGACCTGACTGACACCATCGAGTTTACGACCAAGCTGGAATCGTTCCGTGGTCGTGGCCCGAACATCTGCGTGAAGAAAGGCTATTCGGCCTTCAAAGGCAGCTATTCGATGGCTGAAGACAGCTTGAAGAAGCTGATCACCCAGTATGTGAACGCTGACGTTCGCGCTCAGTTGTATCTGCGCTCGGCGTCGAAGTTCACCGCCAACCACAACTACGACTTCAACTCGTTGTTTACCGGTGGCTCCGAGACTGATCTCGGCGTCAAGTTCGCTCCGCTGCTCCCGACCGGCCCGATGACCTTCAAGGCGCTCCACTATCTGGCGCGCTACCTGAAGGAGACTCTTTTCGCCGACTGGTATACTAGCGCGGGCTCCATGCCTCACTTCCGCTTCATCGGTGGTAGCGATCAGATCGAATACTACCGCTCCGAAGTCGGTGTGCAGAACGTCATGACTGCTCTCACGCAGGGCGGTTACAAACTCGGCGAAACGGCGCTCACGGCCTATGGCTTCGAGCAGTCCCCGGCGTATCGCGGCATCGCTTTCGGTGTCGATCAGCGCCCGCTGCGTTTCAACGCGTTCGACGGTGCCGGGCTCCCGGTCCTGTTGAACCCTGTGACGATTGTTACCAACGCGTCCAAAGGCACTGCCTACGCGAAGGCCAATCCGACGTGGCTCGACGCCAACTACGAAATCGGCACGTTCATTGCCGAAGGCTCGTTCGAACGTCAGGTTCCCGAGAAGTATGTCGGCGAAGGCAGCTTCAAGTTCGCCCCGCAGTTGCACATGGGTGAACTGGAATGGCATTACCTGAAGGACAACCACTGTAACCAGTGGGGTGACTTCGGCTGGCACAAATACCAGATCACGCGCGCTTACAAGCCGCTCCGTCCGCAGCACATCATCCACATCGCCTACAAGCGTTGTAAGACCGACCTCGGTCTGGTGGAGTGCCCGACTGAGCCGGTGCAGTCCAGCTACACTGGTGCTGACAGCTACACCACCGTTGGTGTGACCTGCGAAGAATAACTCGGGAAACCGAGTATCGTCAAGGGTAGGTGACGAAAACAGAGCCGGGCGGGGGCGAGTAACCTTCGCCCGGCTTTTCCTCAAATGGCAAACGAATTTCAGTTCGCAGATACGGAGTGGGAGATCGTTCGTGAGATTCTCGCGAAGTCGAAAACCGGCTCTGATCATGAGAACGACGGGCGATCCGGCGATTTGCTTACGGACCTATTCGAAAAACTACTCGCCCGTATCAAAACTGGCGCGGATGACGAGAATGATTCTCGTCCCGGCGACAATGAAGTCGTCACTCTGCGCAAAATTCTCGCGCGGTGGAAAACGGGGGCGGATGACGAGAATGATTTTCGGCCCGGTGACGGAAAGCATCAGGTGCTCCGAAAGATTTTAGCTCGTAAGAAGGTGGGGGCCGATAATGAAAACGATTTCCAATTCGGCGACTCAGCCTATTCAATCCTGCGGAAGCTGCTCGCGCGACTTCCCTAAAATGAGTTTCAAAATGAATCTGTCTGACAAAGCGATGGTTGCCCTCGTGGCAACGAATGGGGTAGTGGCGTGGGTCCAAAAGATTTGCGCTGCGGTTGAACCGGTTATCGCGCCGTTGATTTCACTCGGCCAACTTGGAATTGCAATCGCCACTATCGTTTGGATTTGCGTCCGTGTGCGGGGCGTGCGCCTCGACAACAAGATCAAAGAGAAAGAATTGAAGAAGTGAAGCGTTATCTCCTACTCTTACTCGCCGCGACGTTGATCGCGGGCTGCTCCACGTTCATCCCGAAGCGGGTGGAATTGGGACAGGACAAGGTCCAGAAGTTTCCGCAGCCGACAGAGAAGCGAAAGGAAGCTGAGCGGCAGGCGGTGTTGTTGGCCGCGCAAAAAGCTCGTGAAGCGGAACGCATCGCGGCACTGGAGGGCAGCGCGGCGGAAAAGCCCGCTGGGGAAGCGGCGTCGCTGGCCGAGTCGGTCAGCCTGAGTCTCGGTCCTCCAAAAAACCCATGGAGTGGTGAAGTTGAAGTGCTGCGGCTGCAAGTTGCGCGTCTGACGGCGGAACATAATTTGATGCTCGCCAAGTTCGCTAAGGAGAACGACAAGAACGAAGGTAAGAAGATCGAGGGCACTGGTTGGCTTTCGGTGCCGTATTTTGTTTGGACTGGTGGGGCTTTGCTGTTGATTTTTTTCGGGTTCATCGTGCTGAAGGTGGCGTTGAGCTTTGTCTCTATGGCGAACCCCGGGGTGGCGGTTGGGATGAGGGTCGCCAAAGTTGGCGGGCGGGCCGTGTCACGAGCTTTCTCTGAAGTGCTCGAAGGCGGGGAAGCGTTTAAACGTCGAGTGCAGGAAAAGCTGCCGGACGTGTCCGAGCAGGTTCTCGAATTGTTTCGGGAAATGCAGGAACGTCGCCAGTCAACCGAGACTCAAAAAATGATTAAGGAGTTGACGGAAAAGGTATGAGTTGCGGATGCAATACAGATACGGCGACGTGCGGCAATCCCTGCGCCACGTCGGAAACGAACACGGCGGCGTGCGAATCGCTCCCAAGTCAGATCGAGAATTTTACGGCGCAGTTCTTTGGAGTTGTCGTCAAGTCTGAAGTGGATGGCGAGGTTGTGTGGACGCTGCCGTGCAATCTGGAAACCGGACTGGAGAATAACCCTCGCGCTGAGGACGAAGGGCTGGCGTGCTATTTTCTTCGGCTTTTTCGGGATGGTATCCTCGGTTTGACGGGTCCGCAAGGTGAGACCGGAGCGGACGGCACAAATGGTCGTAACGCATACACGGTTACGCTTCAGTCGTTCACCCAGCCGACGCTGGGCTCGCCGACTGTTACTGTTCAGACGCAATACAATCCGGCGATTTTGGAGAACAGCTATATCTTCATCGCTACCTCGGGTTGGTATCACGTGGACGCGACTGATACTTCGGGAACGTTGTTCCTGACACTGGTCAAGGAAGTAACGGGCGCGAGTGGCACAATTACGGCGGGCAAGCTCGTGGTGCCGTCCGGGTTCCCCGGCGTCAGCGTTACGGGACCGACAGGCCCTCAAGGTCCACAGGGGCCGCAAGGTCCGGCTGGGGCTTCCCTAACGGAAGACAATGCATTTTTCTTTGCGACTGTGGGTGTGGATTTCAATCTCCCGCTTCTTTATGCGGCAGTTGATTATACCAATTCGACCCCGCAAATTCTTCTCCCCACGGCAGGCATCTATAAAGTGACTGCGGTTGTGGGGCTTATTGGCTTGGCGAGCGTCGCTATAACCGACACTGTTTCCCTGAAACTTCGGAACACGTCCAATGCGTCGGACGTGAGTGGTTCTGAGGTTGAAGTAAACGATTTCGCTGAAGACAGCGTGAAACAATTGGTGATCGATGTGTTTGTGACGACTGACGGGGCCAACCAAACGATTGCGCTGTTCGGCAAGTGCGCGACGGCAGATCGGGTTGCGGCCCGGGCTCTCAAAACCACGATTACCGCGATTAGGATTGAATGAGTCGGGGCGGTTTTTCTCCCGTAACCACGGCAGCGTCCGGCGAAAGCCATGCGTCGATTACGCAGTCTCGTAACGGCGGGGTAAACACCCCCGCCATTACAGCAGCGTCCGGCGAGAGCCGTTCATCGGTCAAGCAGCATCGTAATGGGGGTATAACGGTTCCTGTCGTGGCTGCGGAAGCGGTTTGTGACCGCCCCGATGGCGGGGACAAGACGGCCTTGGCTCCGGGGTATGCTCTCGAAGTTGCCAATCCGCCTTCCCCGGGATTAGACGCTTCCTGTTTGTGGCAGGACGACAACGGAATCATCGTTCAGGAAAACGATGGTGACACAATTTGTATCGATAACGCGTGAGAACGAGTAGTATTCCAGTTTTTTTGGACCCCGGTTTGCCGACTGGGTATGGTGTCGCGACCGTCGAAATTTCGCCGGGCGTTTTTCGTCTTCGACTTGTCCCGTTGGAAAATTTGAAGGGGGACACGGGGGATGCGGGGCCGACTGGCGCGACCGGCGCGACTGGACCGCAGGGTCCGGCTGGTGCAACTGGTCCGGCTGGTGCGACCGGCGCGACTGGTGCGACTGGTGCAACTGGTGCGACCGGTCCGCAAGGTGCAACTGGCCCGGCTGGTGCGACCGGTGCGACCGGTGCAACGGGAGCAACTGGTGCGGCGGGATCAGTATGGCGTGAAGGAACGGGGGCTCCGTCAAACGGCCTTGGGGTGGATGGGGATTTTTATCTCGAAGACGTAACAGGCGATGTCTATCAAAAAGCCGCAGGCACGTATTCCGTAGTTGCTAACATTAAAGGCCCGGCTGGGTCGAATGGAACAGCAACGGTGTGGCGAGAAGGAACTGGTGTGCCTTCTAATGGGCTCGGGATAAATGGTGATTTTTATCTTGACGATGCGACCGGAGATGTCTACCAGAAAGCGTCGGGGACTTATTCTGTCGTTGCCAACATAAAAGGTCCGACTGGAGCGACCGGCGCAGCCGGTGCTGATGGCGCTGATGGCGCGGACGGCGCGGATGGAGTAAACGGTGCTGACGGGTCAGTATGGCGCGAAGGAACTGGTGTGCCTTCGAATGGACTCGGGGTCAATGGGGATTTTTATCTCGAAGATGTGACCGGGGATGTCTACCAGAAAGCAGCCGGAGTGTATTCGGTTGTGGCGAACATCAAAGGTCCAACTGGTGCTACGGGTCCAGAGGGTTCGTATTCGCACTCAGTTCTGACGTATAGCGCAACGACCAACATCGATTTTGACGGGGACGACTATCGGTCTTTAACGCTTGCGGGCAACGTCACTTTTACTACTTCGAACAGGGGTGCCCCCAAATCGATTACTATACGTATTATCGGCGATGGATCGTTGCGCACTTTGACGTTCCCGGCTGGATGGACTTTTTTGGGCGACGGTGCCCCGGTTTCACTCGCCGCTAATAAGGATGCGGTTCTGTCGGTAACGTGTTTCGGTTCGGCGGATTCGGACATTGTCGCGGCATACGCAGTCGAGCCATGAGATCACTTAGCTTACTCGATGCTCCGTTTCTTATCGCGACCCTCGGTGGAATCCCCCGCGATGACATGGAGGGGTATTCTGATTTGGTATTTTTGAATGCCCTCAACGGAGGGGCTCGATGGACCGGGGCCTATGCGGCTCGAAATAATTTTATGGGCGTCCAAGCTGAAGACGACATGGAGTCGTATACGGACGGCGCGGATGTTGATAGTTTAAACGGTGGATCGTCGGGTTGGACTGGGGCATATCAGACCGTTGTCAACTATACGGGGCTCAAAGCGCAGGATGACATGGAATCCTACACTGATCTTGCGAATCTTAATGGGCAAAATGGTGGGGTGGGGTGGACTGCGGCTTACGTGGCGCGGTAAAATTTTATGGCAGTTACGATTTTAAGTAGAACGATTTCCTCAGTTGGGGATAAACGCATCGTCGTGTCTAACGGAACTTTTGTTCGGCCCATTCCGTTTGGCACGTCTTGGACCCAACTTCGTTTTGGGATTCGGTTCCACATTCGGGACTCAGGTGCGACTCTTACGGGCACGCCTCGGTTTGTGATGGGGGTGTGTAGTGGGTCTTCGAATATCTATGGGGATTCTTCTACGACTAATTTTGCGGGAATCCGAACGAATTCCGGGACGTGGACTCGCTCTGCGACCAACTATGAAGTAACCGTCAACATGTTTGCTCCAACTAAGAAAGTAGCAACGACGATTACTGATGGAACTGTCTTGAACACGTCTTGGAGATTGCCAAACGGTGCTGCGGTGCCGAGCGCGGACCGTGGAGTGTTTTTCGTGGACGTTAACAAGGGTAGCCCTAACTACACCTTCGATATTTTCAAACTCAGTTCAGGCGCGGCTTTGGTGGACATTAGCCGAACGACTTTTTTGGAGCAAATGGAAGTTGCGGCTCCATCTATTACGAACTACGCAACGGGAACTACTGCCGGTCTCGCGCTCGACGAGTCGGCGGGGAGCTTCGATCACCTGAGTTTGTTTTGGGATCGAACGACTCCTGAATTCGAGATTTGTGACATCGCTGTCTCTCGGTTAGCTTAATGATTTATGAAACTGAATATCAAACTCGGCCAGAAGCACCCGGAAGGCCCTTGTTGTGTCTCGTCTCCGTCAAAGGATCGCGAGTATTACCCGGAGTTGTATATCTCGCACAAAGAACCGTTGGACCTTCCCAAAGAAGGAACAATGGTGATTCGATTCAAAAAGGTCGCCAGTTCTGAGCGCGAGGACAGCTACTCTTGCACTCTGGAGGTTCACGAAATCGTCTCGACGGAAGGCGATAAAGAAGCGTCTGCCCCGAAACGCGAATCAGACGCCGCGCTCGACGCGCTGGTGGAAAAAAAGCTGAAAGAAAGAGGCTACTAACATGTTCCGCGTTGACGACATCTACGACGAAGCGAAAAAGATCATCGGCTCTTGCGAGGACCGGGTTCTTTTTCGTTACCTCGGCGACGCTGTGTCTCTGATCTCCAACAAGGGTGATTTTGAGGGATGGAAGGGTTGGATCGATATCTGCACCACGGGCGGGGGTCGGTGTATCACACTTCCGCGCGAAGTCGAGACGGTGCTGGCCGTGAACTTTGGCGGGCATCCCACGTTGGGTTACGGAACGTTTTTCAATTTCCATTTGAACGGCATGGGAGACTGTCGCAATGCGTGCGATTGGTCTTGGCAGGATCAAGGGAATTGGCACACGACGTATCGTGATCTTGAGTCCCCGTCGAAGTTGATTGCCTATCTTCAGACGCCGGAAGACGACGGCAAGGAGTTGATCGTCTTCGGTTACGATGTGAACGGGAATCTTTTGCGGCGCGAGGAAAACGGTGTGTGGAGAAACGGGTATCGGGTGCCCACAATCTACGGAGTCGCCGTGGCTGACGCTGACGCTCCGACGATTGCCCGCATCACGGGTGTCTTTAAGGCGGAAACGGTTGGCTCAATCCGGTTGTCTACCATCGATAACTCCAGCACTACCGGAGTTCTGCTCGGAGTCTATGAGCCCGACGAGAAGACGCCGCAGTATCGACGTATTCGTTTAAACAGAGCTTGTTCGTGGGTGCGCGTCGCCTACCGGAGAACTAACCCAACGTTCACGAGCCGGTATGATCATATTCCGCTTAAAAGTCCGTTGGCGCTCATTCTCGCGGTTCGTGCGCGCAAGTTTTACAAGGACGAGAAGCTGAACGAGGCCATCGCTTACGAAGCGAATGCGGCGCGTCTTGAACTTGAAGCCCAGTCAGTCGCGGAGCCGAACACTACGTTCAACCCGATTCAAGTCCATGACGGAGCCGACAGTTTGGTTGATAAAGACGATTACGAGATTGTTTAAGTATGTCGCAGCAACCGCAACCGCTAATTGATTTCGACTCCACGTGGATTCGCGGGTCGAATTCGTCTATGGACCCCGGCTCGTTACCGCAGGGGTATTCATGGAACGCGATCAACATGCTGAACGTCGGGGGGTTCTGGTCGTGCCGCCCCGGATACCGGTGCCTTGTTACGCTTCCGGCTGGAAAACTTCAGGGGGCCACTATTTTTCGTCCTCGGGTTGGGATCGAGCAGTTTGTAGTCGCGGTGGACGGTGCGATTTATGTTGCCGACTGGCCGTTTCTTGAATTCCGTCTTCTGACTAATATTCAGATGCTCCCGCACGCGAAGCAAGTGTGGTGGGTGCAGGCCACGCAAGTTGCTGAGCGTCGAACGAGTGATCTCACGTCGGCGATCAACGTGATCGCGCCACGTGAGGTTCTTTTCATTTTTGACGGCGCTGATAACACTGCTCCGGCGTGGTATGATGGCTCGGATTCAGGTCACGTTCGCGATAACGAATTTGAAACCCCCACTGGCAGCGCAGTGGCGTGGGTGGGGGATCGGTTATGGGTTGCGCGCGGTAAGACTGTGCTTGCGTCGGATATCGGCAACCCTTTCAGTTTCCGAGAGCAAACGTATCTTGGGGGCACTACGGGATTCAACTTTAATCGGGAAGTGACGGCGCTGTCACGGACTCCGTCGTTGGAGTTTCCGCAGTTGATGGCGTTCACGGAGGACTCGGTAACGATTCTTCAGGCCAATATTCGTGACCGCAACCAGTGGCCGCTCACTGACAACTTTCAGCGAGAAGTTTTGCAAGTTGGATGTCCGTCATCGCGCGCCGTTGTGTCGCATTTCGGTCGCATCTCGTGGATCAGTTCTTCAGGCGTCATCATTTTCGATGCCGCACATGCTGCTCAGCAGTCGGGCCGTGCTCCAATTCGGGATAGCGAGATGATGGTCTCGAAGTCCAATCTCCACGAAGACCTTAGTTTGACGGCGTGTGGCGCGTTCGGTCCTTATCTGCTTTACAGCGTCCCCTCGGGAGACATCTACAACAAGCACACGTGGGTTCTTAACGATGCCAGCGTTGAAACCTTGAACGAAGACACCCCGCCGTCGTGGTCCGGTTATTGGCTCGGCACGCGACCCGTGGAATGGGTTTACGGGGATATCGCGGGCACTGAAAGAATTTTTCACGTGAGCGTGGATGAAGACGGTGAGAACCGACTGTGGGAAGCGTTTCAACCGGACCGGTTAGACAATGGATGTCCGATTACGTGGGCTCTTGAAACCCGTGGGATGTTTGGGGCTTCGTCCCAGTCAAAGCGAATCCCCGGGGGCGATGTAAAGTTCGGCTTTGCGGAGGTAGCTTTCGCGGGCATCGAAGAAACTTTGGACCTCGGTATTTTCTATGCAGGCGGCATTCGCGGGGCTTACAAACCGATTCTCGCTAAACAAATTTCTGTTGAGCGTGGAAGTTTGCGTTGGGACCAACAGGTGACGGCCACGTCGCAAATCTTTGCGTTTAAACCGCAAGCTCGAAAAGTTCGAACTATGGACGTGCGAGAGGAAACGACTGAAGGCGAAACCTCCTGTCCGGTCGAGTCCGAAAATTTGGACGGTAAAGATGAATCGTTTCAGCTTTTGATTGTCGGCCACGGCCCGGCTACGATTCGTTGGATTCGCTCGTATGGCACCGAGGAATCGGAGTCCACTTCGGGTGATCCTGATTCTTGCAAGGACGAGTCCCCCTACAATGCGGTTCGTTTTGACGGGGCAGCCGTCCGAGCCACTGACTTTTCGGAGCTTGTCGAAGCCCTTACTGCCAAGGCACTATCTTATTATACGGCCAATCAAACGGACACGGTGGAGTCGTTTGTTGGCGTGGGAACTGCCGAGAGCATTGTGTCTCAGGCGGCGGCGGATCGTGTCGCGAAGCGAATTGCGACGCGTATGGCAGAAGTCGAATTTCTCGCGAGCCAGCCGCGCATCCTGAGCCTTGGCGAAGGCTTCAACGAATGAGTGCATTAGACGTTCTCTTTCTACGCAGACCGAAAATCGACTACGTGTCGCCCCCGGTCTGCGAGAACATTTTCACAGGGTCGAGCGGCCCGGTGATCGTGCTTGATCCTTTCGACGAACTCGGAAAAATTTCCGGCATTGTCATCGACGTGGAGGGTGGATCGCGTATCGTGTCTTGGCCTTCGTTTCCCGGCGCGATCTGCTATACGATTTATCTGGACGAGGATGGCGTGCTTACTGTGATCGCGGAGTGCGTCGAGGGTCCGTCGTATCCTATCCCGGACGACATCGACGGCTCGATTCGTATTAGTCCCATTACTCCCGATGGCGAAGGCCCTCCGAGTGATCCAGTGGTGCTTCCTCCGGGCGGGGGCGGCGGTGGGGGCTGCGAAGAATTTATCGACGACACTCTCGTTGTCCCGGTCGGTAATGTCGAACGCCTCAATAAAATTTCGGGCACCTTTGTTGGAACGCGCGTTGTGTCAGGAGATCAACGTCCTCAGTTTTACCGGGACCGGGCTACTTCGGATATCCGAACGACTATTTCGAGCGGGGCGGTCCAAGCGTCTCAGTCGGCCAGCGATCTTGTCAATACCGATGGATCGAATTTTTTCGAGGCCAGTCATGTCGGAAAATTTTTGAAGTTTACTTCAGGTGGAGACGCTCGCGAGATTATCGCGTTTGTATCCCCTACGCAAGTTCAAGTAGCTGTTTCTGACACTGTTGCGTTATCGACGTTCACCATTAGGGGGCAGACTTTGGGTGGAGTAGCGGGCCAATTGTTCTTCTCTACGGACAGTGGAGTGTTTGTCGGTTCTGAACAAAATCCCGCAGGCGATTACCGAACGCTTTGGTTTAATGAGGGCAACGGTGAAATTCGTGACTTAGGAGACGGTATCGTGATCGTTCCTATTCAGCTTAACGAGAATGGATTTTTTCTCTACTGGGATTCAAGTTCTGGAGAGTCTTTCATTTACAATCCTAATACTCAAACCTCGACGCTAACCGGGACGCATTCGTCCAATGGTTTTAACACAAGCTTACTGGTAACAGGGCAATATCAGATTAGTCACTTTCCTGACCCGGATGAGTTTCGGGCGTTTAAATGGCAGGGGGGTATCTCGACTGATATTCACCCCCCTGAAGTCGGCACTGGGATTGGTAAATTTAGTGAAGGTCGGTTTGTATTGGATTCTGGCATGATAATTGGGAAGTATCTCGAACCTTCTAACAGCAAGGCACGAGTATTCTATCATGTCGGGGGAGTTTCAGCCGGAATTGGATTTTTTAATACCGATGGTGCGATGGATTTAACGGACTACAACCAAGCCGGAATGGTTGTAGGGGGCGGGGATATTTCCGCAGGTTTGCTAGACATTCGTGCCTTTAAGTGGACTCTTGCTGGTGGCCTAGTTCAGCTTGGTGTGTTGCCCGGTCAGGCGACTAGCTCTGTGGCCAGCGTGAACGAAGCTGGCGTAATTGTTGGCGAGAGCGGAGGGCGCGCGTGCATCTGGCTTCCGGGCCAAACGGTGCCCGAGGACTTGAACGATTATTTACCCGTTGGTTCTGGTTGGACTCTGGTTTCCTCTCTCGGCATTACTAACGACAATGGTGTCGTCGTATTGGGGAGTTTTAACGGGCCGTTCGCTTACGGCTTTCTTCAGCTTTGCTTAGACTTATGAAAGACACAAACTTAATTCTGTCCGTCGCGCCGCTCCCTCCGACTTTTAGTGGGACGCCGCAACAGATGTTCGCGGCCCTCGTGCGTCGGTCGAAAATTGTTTCGCCGTCCGGGATCAATTTTATTTACATCGGTGATACCGAGCCGACTTCAAACGTCGGACCGTGGTTGCGTGGGACAAAATGGTATGTTTTCGACGACTCCATCAAACGTTATGTCCCACTCGACATCACGGATTCTGAAAAGACGTGGTATCATATCGGGGCTACCGCACCGACGAGCGACGAGCCGCCTCTGTGGTTACGCACCACGAAGGACGCGACCGAAGCGGACCCCTCGCGCGGAGATGCGGTGGGCTGGTATTTTTGGGACGGCAGCGCGTGGGAGCCTTACCTCAGCATCGTGCTGAGCGGGCCGACTGTCAACCGTCCGGTGAGCCCGGTGACGTTCACGCAATATTACGACACCGACATCGCGTGTCTGATTTGGTTTGAGCGCGCGCAATGGCGGACCGTCTCGGGGGTGCCCGGCGACGTGAAAGCTGTGATGTTCGAGACTCTCGTCGATGCTCTGGAGCACAACCCCGGCTGGCAAGTGGTTGGCGAGTCCAATCAGGCGTTACGCGGGCGTATAATCATGCAGGCTACGAAGGACTCCGGGGGCGCGAATCCGATCACGGTCGGCTCCGGCCTTGCCCAACGGGAAGCTTTTGAGACCTTCGGCGAGACCGATGGGGTCAAAATCGACGCCTCGTCCACGGTCCCGTATCCGCCACAATTGGCACTTTGGCACCTAGTCAAAGAGTAAGAAAAACGGCACTGTTTTAACGTAACAAATGGTGAAAGAACTGACGCCCGACGAGTTTACGGAACGGCTGCTCCCGATTTTTCGAGACGTAGAGCGAAAGTTCTCCTATCCGGGCGGAACTTTCGATCCCGGACACTTCTTTCCGACTTGGCAAAGCCTCATGAAAGTCAAGGTTGCGCGAACTTGGGAGCAGGGTCCGGGAAATGCCGTGCTTGGCGCTATCTTTACTCCGAACATGTTCGTCAAAAACCCGAACGCGCTCGTGACCTTCTGGTATAAAAGGGACAACGCCCCAAGCGCGATGCCTTTACTGAAGGTCGCGATTAAGGAAGCCCGCAAGGCTGGTTGCAAGTTGCTTTATTCCGCGATCTACCACGGCCTTACCCCCGAACGCGTGAAGGTAGCCCATTATCGGTTGGGCTTTGAGGATTCGGAAACAGTTCTCCGCAAAGTTTTATGAGTGATATTTTCGGCGCAGTTGGACAAGTAGCAGGCGCGGCGATCACCGCTGCCGCAATGAAGGATGCCGCCGAGACGCAAGCGCGTGCTTTGGAGAAGCAGCGTCAATTTGTTTTCAGTCAGCTTGACCCCGCGAAGATCAATATGATGGCCGGGGCGGCTGACGTTGATCAAGTTCGTAATCGTCTGGCGCTTCAAGGTGCCATCGATCCTTCTTTATTGAAGGCTCGGTTCGAATCTCAGGACGCGATTCTTAATGCGTCTCGTGGGCTCGGTGCGGACTCGACCGCGATGAAGACCGGAGAACTTGCGGCCAAGGAAGCTGTCGCGGGCGTAAAGGGGATGGACCAAGTT